ACGAAGGTGCCCTTGCCACTCACGGCGCAGGGGCCAGCGAAGTTCGAGTACGGCCCCTGGTTGCCGCCGGTGTGGATCGACTCCACGGCGCGGTCAATCTTGCAACTGAACTCCTCGACCGTGTGCACGTCGACGGCGTTGATCGTGGCGGCGATGACCCAGTTCGGGAGGATGGGCTCGACGCCGAAGGTGGCGGCGGGTGGTCCTCCCCCGGCCGTGGCGATGTTTGAGATGAACTTCGCCGCGTAGGTCAGGGCCGCGTCGATGGCGAAGGTGAGCTCCAGGCTTTCGAGCTGGGCGGCCGTGGCCTCGATAAGCATCGCGCCATTGAAGTCCGAGACGGTGAACGACGGTGGCTGGGACCCGACGGTGTAGTCGTTGAGCAGGCCTTGAAGGTGCGCGTAGGGACCGCCCCCGCTGATGGCGTCGGCCGCGCCAAGAACGCCGATGAGATAGAGCGCAAAGGTGTCCAGTTGGACGTCGCCCTTGACCTCGAATTCGTCGTGGCGCACGCCGGGCACTTGGTCGTAGATCGTGACGGGCGAACCGCGCAGTCCCTCGTCCTTGAGCCAGGTGACCATCGGGCTGTTCTTGGGTTCCTTGGTGGGGATGAACAGCGGCGACGCCGCGGCGACTCCTCGTACTGCCTCAAGTCCAAGGCCAAGAAAGCCATTGGCTACTGCGTAGGCCTTGGTGGTCATGGTTGCTCCTTAGAGGCTGCGTGCCTCGTTGATGATCTTCTCGGCCTCGGCCTCGGCGTCGGCGATGATCGTCCTGGCGCCGTCCTCGGCTGCCGTGATGAACGTCGATCGCTCGACCTCATCGACGATGTTCTCGGCCTCACCCTTGAGGTCCGCGAGGTACTGCTCGGCCCTGGTCTTGGCGTCGCTCAGGATGCCCTCTGCTTGGGCCTGAGCCGCTGCAGGCGTTGCCGGCGTGCTTCCGCCGCCCGCAGGGTCGCTAGAGCCGCCAGCGGCGTTCAGCGCGGCCGCGTCGGCGGCGCTGATGGCCACGAACTCGGTGTTCTGAGGATCGACGACGAAGTCGTAGACCTTGCCCGGCTCCGCTTTGACGGTCGTGCCGTTGCGGTTCTGGAGCGTGGTGAAAACTTTGACGTCCTGGCCGATGTACTTGAAAAGTCCCATGCGAGTCTCCTTAGGTGTTGACGATCTCGATTACTGCGATTGTAACCTCCGTGTACACCTGCGTGGCGGACATGCCGTCGCCGAGCAGCAGCGGGTAGGTGGCCTTGGTCGAGATGTCGACGCGCGAACTCCACGGTCCTTCGCCCCATTGCCAGACGGTCCCGCTGCCATCACCGTCGGGTGGCGCACCAGTGCCGGCGTTGCGGTCGGCTTCGATCACTTGGATGAGGTCGTCGATGAAGTCGTCGTTGTCGGCGTCGGCGTCTTCCGCCAGATCGCTCGAGCTGCGGAGGTAGCAGTTCAATGTGAGGTCGTAGGCCGAGTACTTGAGCCCGTCGTGCGCGCCGCCGAAGGCGAACCGGCCTCGTCGGGCTTGGCCCAGGTACATGAAGATCACCGCGCCTGAGTCGTAGCTGCTCGAGACCGCGCCGCCGCTCGAGGCGCCGGTGGTCGTGCTCGCGTAGGTGAAGGTGTCGGCGTCAACGACGACGATCGGCACGCTGCGCGCGTCGTAGCCCGGTATCGAGCATCCCGAGATCGTCACGTTCATGCCGCTCTGGAGTCCGTGAGGTCCGACCGTGACCGCCGTGGCCGTGGTGCCGTCGCCGCTGACCGAGTCGATGTTCGTGTCGTCGACGTTGGCGAAGGCCTCGTCGAGGCTCTGCTTCTCCGGGTGGCTCACCACGCCGACCAGAAGTGGGATGGCGTTGTTGCCGCCGAAGTTGAGTGCCGAGTTCGCCGTCAGGTAGTTGGCGATCGCCGCGCGGACGGTCGCGCGACCCACTAGGAACGGCCCCAGGTCTTGCGGAAGCTGTCGAGGAGGTCGTAGCCGTTCTCGTCTTCCCCGCGGTGCGTGGTGCCGCTCGGCGCGGCCTTCGAGGTGGACTGGCCGGTCTCTTGAAGGACGAAGCCGCCGACGCCGCGCTCCTTCATCTGGCCGACCACGAAGTGGATCGCGGCCTGAGTGATCTGGCGCGGGATGTTCGAGAAGCGGATTCCCGTGGCGTGGTCGTAGGCCAGTGGTGCCGCGAGTGGCACCGTGAGACTCACGCCGTCCCAGGTCGGGCTGATAATGACCTGCTCGAGGTGGAGACCGTCGTAGATGGGGATCGGCTTGCTCATCGTCGGGATGAGGCCGATGACGTTGTCGACCACGATTGAGTCGTCGCCGGCGGCGGCGTCCTCAGTCAGGAAGGCGTTGAAGAATCCGCTCGTGTAGGTGTAGGTGCAGAAGACGCGGCCCTGTGCGCGGAAGCCGCCGAGCACCTGGCTGAGCGATCCAATGGCGAGACCACCGCCGAGCCCTTGGGTGATCTTGAAGGAGTCCCGGTCGATCCAGACGTTCTGATTCGTGCACGGCACGGAAGTCTGGTCGCCGACCGCGATGCCGTAGGCGAATGAGTTCACGCCGATCACTGGCCAGTACTCGGGCTTGATGGCAATGAGGCCGTCGCGGCCGACGCTGAACTCGCCGTTCTCCATGTTGATCGTGGCGTTCATGGTGCCCAGCGGTCCGAGGCAGTAGTCGTCGACCTTCTCGCTGGCGAGCGCGAGCATGTCGATAAGCACGATCAGTTGGTCGTCGCTGCTCCCGCCCTTGACCAGTTTGGTGAAGTCGACAGCTGACGTGGCCACGTTGGTCTTGACCTCGGCGATCGTGGCGTACGGCCGATTGGTGCCCTCTTGGGCGAGGAACGGAGCGATCGCCACTAGGCGTCCTCTAGTTCGGTGTCCGGGATGGTGTCCTCGGATCCGCAGCGGCCGCACTTCTTGAAGACGGCCATGAACTTGCAGTTCGGGCACCAGTGCCCCTTGGCGACCTTCGAGAGATTCATGCCGGCCTCGGTGAAGTCGCCGGTGGACTTCAGCCGGCGGGCGAGTTCACCGCTGACGTGGAAGGCGCCGTCCTTCTCGTTGCGAGTGAGGCGGTACCCGTCGATGTCGACCTGCTTCATGCCTGTGTCGGGCGCTAGCAGCTTGCTCATTGCATTCCCCTTTCTAGCCCAGAGGCCCCGGCCGGTCGAAGGGGAATCGACGACCGACCGGGTCCTGGATGCTCGTCGCCTTAGGTGGTGACGATGTTGGTGATGGATCCCGACCAAGCCGGCGCGGGGAATTCCACCGTTCCGTATTGGTAGGTGCTCAGGTCGTAGCTGAGCTGCATGACGGGCCACTCGAGAACGAGCAGGTCTTGCACGTTCACGACGCGTGCCGTCTGGGTCACTCCGCTGTCCGCGAAGGGCAGCGTGAGGCTGTGCGCGAGCACGACCCCAACGGGGTAGTACGGGTGCACGATGATGTCCAGGAACTTGTCCGTGGTCTCGTTCTGGATACCGACGACCGCGCCGCCGACGGTGATGCCGTCTGCGCCTGTCTGGTATTCAAAGCGGTAACCGTTCGGAGTCCCTTGGCTCTGCACCTGCTTGGCGAGCGCGCGTCGCACGCCGCCGGCCATGTAGAGCACGTCGGGGTTGGCCTGGTTCACGCCGTACATCGTTCCGAAGAGCTCCTGGAAATCAGCGCCCACTTCGGAGCTTGTGAGCACCGCGTTGAGGGCGATGACCGTCGAGAGCGTCGGGTCGCTGAACGTCGAGATGAACCCGTCGTAGCTCGTCGCCGAGTACGAGGCGTCCGCCACTGGCACGCCAGGTGCCCACGGGAAGAACTGCGTCGGGCTCGCTGCGCCGCCGCCGGTCGAGATCGCCGTGAAGCCGCGATACGTCGTGCCGGACTTGGTGACGTAGACCGCGATGCCAACGGCGCCGACAGGCTGCGCGCCCGTGTAGCTGATGGCAACGCCTTCTCCGGCAACCGTGGTCAAGGTGCTCGCTGCAATCGCATCCGTTTCGCCCATTGACGAAGCGAACGTGTAGTCGATCGTGGCGCCCACCAAGGCAGGTAGTCCCGATCCGCTCACGCTCGAGTCAACGGCCGATGCCGATGCCGACACTCCCGAGACGTTGAGGGCGGTGGAGCGCGCGTTGGCGAGCTCCCTCTCCTCGCCGAGCAGGTGCGCCCACATCGCTGCGGTGTGGCTCAGCTGACGAATGTCGGTGAAGCCTTGACCGGCGAACTGGGCTTGCATGGACGCGCTGTCCGAGATACCCATTTCGACGAAGGACTTCACGACGCGGTCGGCCGAGTAGCTGATCTTCTTTGGTCGGTTCAGCGTGACGGACCCGAAGGTGTCGCTCACTGATGCCGAGGAGAAGGAGATCGATCGGTTGGCCACGCCGCCGGTGCCGGAGTTCGTGACTCCGAGGATCCGACGGTATTCGTGCGCCTCGCCTTGGCTCGTGATGCGAGCGGTCGAGTTGCGGTGGATCAGGCTGCGCGGAACCAGCATCGCCAACGACGGATCGAGGGCGTAGGGTACGAGACCCATTTCGCCGAACGGCACGGTGTTGAGCGGGTTGGTGAGCGTCCAGTCCTTCTGGATCTGCTCGACTTGCTGGAGGGCTTGGATGACGCCGGCGACTTGGTCACCGCCGAATCCCTTCTGCAGTCGGCTGACGAGTGCCGCGGCCATCTTGCTCGGGCTCTCTTGGCGCGTGAGCACCTTGCCCGAACCGCTGGCGCGGTCGCCGAACTGAATCTCACCGCGGGCTACGCCTTCGCGCGCGTCCGTGATGCAGTCCGCTAGGACGGTCTTGTAGAGCTCGAATCGAGCTTCGCGCTCGTCCTCGGTCTTAAGGCCGTCGAAAAGTTCGTTGAGAACGCCTTTCATGGCGTTGCCCCTTTCGATTGGTTGGCTGGTAGATCCAGCCTGGTGTGTCCTAAACGCGCTCTAGCGCGTCCGCGTCACGGTTCGCCTGTGCGGCCTTTCCGATGTAGTGGCGCTTTCGCTCAGGGTCTTCTAGCAGCGTCGCTGCATCCATGAACTTCTTCGCCTCGTCGCGGAGTCTGTCGACGTCCTCGGACTTCATCTTCTGGTTGGCGGTGGCACGAAGTGCCGGTCCTCCTGGTGCGGACATCTCCTCGACTGTCGCAAGGCGATCCTCTAGCGCTTTCGCGCCCTCTGTCGCTTGCTTCAGCAGAGCGGTGAGCTCCACTACCTCTCCAAGGCCCAGTGCCTTGGCGATCTCGACGCGCGCCTCGGCGCGCTGCTCGTCGGTGGCGCCTTCGTCAGACGCGGCCTTCAAGAGCCCGGGCTTGACCCCGAGGCTTACGAATACTGACATTTCTTCTCCTTCATCGGCTCCAGCGAATGGTCCCGCGACTTCGCCTTCCCAGGCCTCGTTGCTCCACCAGCTCGTGAACGATGCGAGGATCCACGAGAGGTCCTCGATGTCCCAGCGCTCGTCTTCGCCACCGGCGGCTTCGTTGAGTTCGGTGATCAGGCAGGTGATGAGGCCCTGGCGGATCGTGTTCAGCAGGACGACGTCGTGCAGCGGCGTGGCGTCCTTGGCCACGAACTTGGCGACGAACCCGGCCGACTTTCGCAGCTCGAAGAGGGCCTTGATCATGGCCACGATCTCGGGCGCCTTGACGACGGGCGCCTTGGTTAGCCCGGTGCCGCCGCAGGTGGCGCACGCTTCGTCGTTGACGATGCCGGCGCTGCAGTCAGGGCAGGGCTCGGCGGTGACGACGGTGGGCGGCTCGACGCCGTCCTCGGTCTCTGGGCTTGAGCCCACGAGGCCGGACGTGTCCTTCGTGACGAGGCCGAGCAGCTCAATGCCGTCGACGGTGGTCATCTTGCAGATGTCCATGAGCGCGGTCGGGTTGGCCGGCCGGTCGACGAGGCTGATCTCGACGATGTCGCCCTTGATGATCCTCCCGCCGGGCGCACTCTTGTCGGTGATGACGACGGCGTTGGCGATGCCGATTGAGTAGCCCTTGTAGACGCGCTTGTCGCACTTAAGGATCGAGTCGGCGTCGACGATGTTGGACTTGAGCCACCAGCTCTGATCGATCTCCTCGAGTTCGAAACCCACGCCGGCGGCGATCGGCTGGTGCATGGCGCGCACGTTGCCCGCGCTCTTGAGCCACTCGGGCACCGCGGTGGCGAGCCACTCGGGGTCGCAGATTTGCTGGTCGAGATCTAAGTCGGGCCCGGTCGCCTTGCCGTAGACGTCGATCGTGCCATCGTCGCGGCGCTTGATCTTGATGTCTCCGAAGTACTTGTGGATCAGTTCCATCGACGGGTCCCTTTCGTGCCGACTGCTAACTGCTCCTCGGCGTTGATGATAGTTCGCCGGCTACCCGGTGATCGGTATTACTAAGCAGCGACAGTCGGGATGCAGTGGTGGCGTGTCGTCGCCGAACTCGTGCTCACCGGCCGCGTCCTCGCACTCGGTGCACGCGCCGGGGTAGGCGACCTCCTCCCAGCCGGTCGCGCCGGCTTGCTCGTACTGATCGACGCTCGAGGTGTTGCAGCCTCGGGTGGTCTCGGTCACCGCGATCGTGGCCGCGCGCGTCGCTGCTTGGATCCCTTGCTGCGGTGCTCCCGCCTCGCCGAGGAGCTGGACGATCGCCGCTCGAGCCTCCTTGTCGCCGGTGCCCTCACTCATCGACTGGGCGATGGCGTTGCCCATGCGGTCCATCGTGGTGGCGTCGATGCCCTTGATCGTCATGCCGGCCTGGTCGAGGAGCGCTCGCATGCCACCGTCGGCGACCTGGAGGGCGGCCACAGGATCGCCGGGCGCCCAGGTGTCCCAGAAGTCTTGGTCCATGCCGGCGACGAGCTGGCCGAGACCGGCGCCGATGAAGGCCGCCTGGCCCATCTGCTCGAGGCCTACTCGGGTGCCCTGCAGGCCGGCGTCGCCGTAGAGATTGGTGAGGATGTCCTGGAGCTCAGTCGTGTCGCTCGAAACGTGCTGCGCGATCGCGCGGGTGGCGATGGTCTTGTTGGCGTCGTCGAGGGCCTTGGAGATCTCCACGTCGGTGCTCTTGGCGATCTGGCGATCCGGGTGCTGCATGGATTCATGAATAGCGGCGTCGACGCCGGTGTACATCGTGGCGATTGCCTTCTTGATCAGCGGGCTGTAGTGATCCTCGATCGCCGTTCGCATCGCCGCGAAGAGCGGTTTCGCCGCCTTAGTAGCTGAACTCTCGAGGCCTTTTGGGTCGTCGCTGACCGGCGCACCCATTGCCTCTCTGCCGCCCTTGTTGAGGTCGCTCGCCAGTCGTGGCGTGACGTGCTCGAACTCGAAGTCGCGCCAGGCTTTGCCCAGCCGGATGCCGCGCTTGATCTCCTTGACCCGATACCGCTCGAATTGCGCGAGCTCGTCGGCGACGGCGGACTTGGTGCCATCTACCGGAGCTTCTTTCGCCCCGCCCGCTCCTTGATCGACCGCTTGTGTACCGCCTTCGGGGTCGAGCGGTTCACCTCCTCCTTCGCTGTCTTGGTTCGCTTTTTCTTGCTCATTCGGGTCTCCTGGCTTTCTGGCTGCGATGGCCGCGGCCGCGGCCGTGTTCTGCTTTTGCTGGTCGATCATTCCCTCGAGGAATTGTGGCGGGCTCGGGCTGATGATCATCGGCGAATCGGCCTCGGGGAATTCGTAGGGCGTGCGCCCGGCGTCGTCGCGCTGCTCGTTCATGGTGAGGAATCCATTCTGGACCGCGACCGCGTCGGCTTGGTTCTGGGCGAGCTCGTCTTTCACCGAGTCGTTGTCGCTCAGGATGGCGGTCACGTTGACGGATCCATCGAGGTAGCGGCGGTTTAGTGAGTTGACGGTGTCCTGGAAGAACTGGAGGTCCGGGATCTGGCTGACGACCTCGGCGCTCGTCGCCTCGCCGTCGCTCATGTTCTTGCCGCCGAGTCCGCTCTTGGGCGTGACGTTCAGCGCCGTTGGCGTGACGCCGAAGGGTGAGGCGAGCCGCTTGATAAGGAACTCGTCCCAGTCGGTCTTGTACTTCTCCGCCTCTTGCGCCATCTGGACCGGGTCGAAGCCGGCGGGCAGCATCTTGACGTTGTTGCGCTCGCGGTTTTGGCCGCGCAGCTGGTCGTTGAACATCCGTTCCCATTGCGCCATCTTGAAGGGGTCGTCGCCGCCGTCGAGACTGGTCTTCATGAAGGTCTTGGGCGTGGCGCCAAGGCGGTACTGGTCGAGGATCCAGCGTTGGCGCTCGAGGTAGACGGTGGCCCACGGGATGCACATCTCGACGGCGCTGAATCCATAGAGGCTGTCGGTCGATCGGTTCTGGACGAAGTAGCTCAGTTGGTCCTTGATGTAGTCGCTCGCCAGGTCCTTGATGCCCTCGTAGAACTGCCCGTCGTCGACGGCCGATGCTTGGAACTCGCCGCGCGGGAATCCCCACAGCAGTTGCTGGTAAGCGGGGAACGGTGGCTTGGGGATGTCGCCGCGGTTATCGAGGAGGCACTTGATCGTCGGGCTGTCGATGATCTCAAAGCCGATCACCTTCTTGGCGAGGTTGAATCTCGGGTAGACGGGCACGCCGTCGTAGCGGAAGTGCTGGTTGCCGAACTCAGTCACCCACTCGCTAAAGCCTCGGTCGCTCTGCGGGTAAGGGTTTTCCCAGAAGTCGGTGAGGCGCTGGATCTCGTCGGCGAATTCCTCGCGGCCGATCCTCGCGGCTTTGGCTCGGCTGCACTTCTCCCTCATCATGATGTCGGCGATCGCGCGCTTGGAGACCGCGAAGGTCAGCTCCATCTTGACGAGCTCGCCGATGCGGATCTGTATGCAGCGCGCGACGATGTCGCACTGGACGGCGAGGTTTCGCAGCACCGACCACGGTGTCTGGCGTGGCGTCAGGTTGAGGTTGATCCCGACGTCGTATTGGAACTTGCGGGGCAGTGCGCGCCCGG